AAGAACGGCGTTGAAGCCTATACAGATTTTACCCACGACATGACCCCGGAGAAGTTTGCAGAACTCGTGAAGTCCTGTCAAAGACGATTCCATGCCGTCCTGAGTAACCTCCAAGACCGCTGACAAACAACGAAGCCGCCTTTTCCTGCGCCAACAGGGACGGGCGGCAAGTGGCGGGACAACGCATTGCAGTAATGTTTCCCGCCCTCTATTTTATCAAAATGTGGAGGATTTTTCAATGTTTGGTTACACCGCTTATCAATTTTCGTGCGTGGCCCCGTTCGCCCTGGTTTGTTTCCTCGGTGCCGCTGTGATGTGGTTCAGCGGCATCCGGTAAGGGGGCTTGACAGTATGTGCCTGAATGATGTGGATTATGGGCAGTTGGCCGGAGCTGTAGAGGACATTCACAATCTGCTGTCGATTTTTGCAGAATGGTTTGAAGAAAGCCACAAAGCGAATAACCTTGACCGCAGCCACACAAGAGACGAGATCACGTTTCTATGGGAAGCTGCCCCGCGGTATGATTCGCTCCTGAGTGCTGCTATATGCGACGTTGCAGGGCTGAAAGACCAGCTCAACGAGCTGACAGACAAGCAGATTGCAGCTATGGAAGCTGCAAACAAGTAATCGAATGGAGGTAACATCATGGAAGCAACTATTAAAGCCCTGAAAGCCAGAGCAAACGCCCACAACCTTGCTGTGTATGTGGATAAGAACACGGATTCTTTCTATATCGCAGATCGTGCAACTAATAGCGTGATCGCACCGCCGCCGATGTGTCTTGAAGCTGTGGCGGAATGGCTGGACGACTACGAGAAGGAAGCAGTCAAAGAATGACACTACACGGTGAAATTCTTGAAGTTGTGTCCGCTTTATGGTACAATATGAGCGTAGTACAAGCGCTCTTTTAGACCATTACAACGCGTAAAATTTAACGGTGGTGCGTGGAGTACATAGCGCCACCCCCACCCCTGAGAGCGTGTTACAGCCCCGGAAAGGCTGCTGCACGCTCTTTTTATTTGCCGGAGGTCATTCTATACCATGACGAAAACGAAGCTCAAGAAGTGCCCTGTATGCGGCGCTGTGCTGTGGCATTTTGCCAATGAAAGCCGCTGCCTTGAATGTGCAGCATGGGAAGCCCAGGACGAAAAGGAACGGGCCCGCGTCCGTACTCTGGCATGGGCTGCATACCATGCGGAACACGGTGAACCGCTGTCACTGGGTGAAGCTGCCGCAATGGCTGATGCTATGGGTATGAGCTACGGTGCATACAGTCTACAGTTGTCCCAGCAAAAACGCAATGTGGCAATAAAATGACATTTCATAGCATTATATTTGCATTTTACAACGCAATGTGGTATACTGAGCATAGCAGGCGGCTTATAGCGCCGTCCGGCTCCTGACTGCTCTTTGCTGCACGGTCTGGCTGTGGGTGTGCCATGACCCACGATCAGAGCGCCCAGCATTGCAGGAGCGGACATACCCCTTGCACCGGGCTTTTCCTTTCTCCGGTGCACCATGCGCGGCATAAGGTTTGCCGCCTGCTGCTTTTTACGTCTACTCATACGGAAAATGAGGTGCTATCAATGGAGAATCCCAACACTACCCCCAGTGCCGCCCAGCAGCCCGAAAATAACGGCTCTGAGCGGATGTTTACCCAATCCGAACTAAATACCATCGTTGCAGATCGGCTTGCCCGTGAGCGCTCCAAGAGTGCCGAGCGCGTGGGCGACCTTGACGCACGAGAAAAAGACCTGAAAGCCCGCGAGGAAGCGTTGGAAGCCAAAAGCCAGCGCTTCAACCAGTGGGAAGCCCGGGAAGCCTGCAAGCAGTATCTGACTGATAACCATATCAGCACGGCGCTGCTGGATAAGCTGGACACCAGCGACCCGGAAGCGTTCAAGACTGCTGTAAAGGCGGTGCAGAGCGTCACCGGCAACGGGTACACCGTCACCACCACGACCACCGGCGCAAAAGTGGACACCCCGCCGATGTGGCTTTCTCAGGGCAAAGACAAAGACGCTGAGTTAAAGCGGGCTTTCGGTCTGAACAACTGAAAGAGGATCTATAAATGGCTATTGAGTTAGCAACCCAGTTCCAGGCATATACAGACGAACAGTTTTACTCCGAGAGCAAGACCAGCCTTGTAACCAACAAGGATTTCAGCTTTGACGGTGCAAAGACCATCAAGCTGTATAAGATGCAGTCCACCGATATGGAGGACTTCAACCGCAACGGCCCCATTCTGGACGGCAACAAGTCCCAGTATGGCACGATCAGCACCCTGCAGGCCACCACCGAGACATTCACGATCAACAAAGATCGTTCTTTCACGTTCGAGGTGGACAAGATGGACACGGACGAAACCAAGATGCAGGTTGCAGCCGCCAGCGCTCTGGCACGGCAGCAGCGTGAGAAGGTGTTCCCGGAGATCGACTCCTATGTTTACAGCGTGATGGCGGCAAATGCAGGCATTAAGCCGGAAGCCGCAGCCCTGACCGCTGAAAACATCTATACGCAGATCATCACGGCAAATGCCCAGATGGATGACGCAGAAGTGCCCGCATCTGATCGCGTGCTCATTCTGACCCCGACCGCCTACACGCTCCTGAAGCAGTCCAAGGCCACCTTTGACAATCAGGACATTGGTGCAGAACTGCGCAAGAAGGGCGTTATTGCCCAGCTGGACGGCCTGAATGTGGTCAAGATCGCGTCCAACCGCCTGCCCGAGAAGTTCGGCTTCATGATCGCGCATCCCGTGGCTACCGTGGCCCCGGTCAAGCTGGCAGAGTACAAGATTCACCTTGACCCGCCTTTCCTGTCCGGCAGTCTGGTAGAGGGCCGTATTTACTACGACGCGTTTGTTCTGGAAAACAAGGCAAAGGCTATCTATTATCAGGCAATCGCCTGATATGGCATCATCTGGGCGCATGGGGCAACCTGTGCGCCCTTTTTGTATCGAGGTGAGTATATTTGAAGATCAAACTTTCAACTCCCGCAGAGGTACGCCGCACGCTGTCCAAGATCGCAAATATGCTGCTGAATAACGAGATCGACCCGCAGCGGGCAACAGCTATCACAAATTGCTGCAACAGCGTTCTAAACTGCATCCGCATTGACGAACAGCAGAAGAAGCTGGCAGAGCTGGAAAAGCTGCTGAACGAGGTGGAAGCGAATGGAGCTTGACCGACTGGAAAAGCGCATCCGGGCACTACAGGCCCGGAAAGCGGCCAGAGCTGCCACGTTTGAGCGCGTGCAGGGCATCGACCCCACCGAGCACGAAGCGGCTGTATACCACGCTATCCACGCGGATATAGCAGCCGATGCACACACCTACTACAATCTTCCCGGTGGGCGCGGCTCCTGCAAATCGTCCTTTGTGTCGTTGGAGATCGTGGACGGCATCCAGAAAGACCCCACCGGCACCGGCTCTGCTGTGGTGTTCAGGCGGTGGGGCAGCACCTTGAGGGAATCCGTGTTTGCACAAATCCAATGGGCTATTGACGCGCTGGGCGTGTCTGACCTGTGGGCCTGCACCGTGTCCCCTATGCGCTGCACCTACCTTCCTACCGGCGCACAGATCATCTTCCGAGGGCTGGACGATAACAGCAAGATCAAGTCCATCAAGCCCGCAAAGGGCTTCTTTCGGTGGGTATGGTTCGAGGAATTTTCCGAGCTGCCCGGTGAAAATTTTGTACGCTCTGTAATGCAGTCTGTAGGCCGTGGCGGCAAGCCTGTGGTGTTCCGCAGCTTCAACCCGCCTGTGTCCCTGAATAACTGGGCAAATAAGTTTATCCAGCAGCCCAATGAGGAAGCATTGACCCTGCACACGGATTACACCCAGGTGCCGCCTGAATGGCTGGGAGAGGTGTTTCTGAACGAAGCCCAGCGCATCCAGAGCCTAAACCCGAAGGTGTACGAGCATGAGTATTTGGGCATTCCCACCGGCAGCGGCGGCGAGGTTTTCACCACGCTGGAAGTGCGAGAGATCGCGGACGAAGAGCTTGCAATGCAGTGTTACCGCTATGTGGGCTGTGATTTTGGCTTTGCGTCTGACCCTGCTGCCGTTGTGGCGCTGTACTATGACCGCAGCACCGAAACCATCTATTTTGCGGATGAGATTTACAAGCGCGGCCTGTCAAATGAAGCCCTTGCCGCCGAGATCCGGGCACACGGCCTTGACCATGTGGGAGAACCCCGGAAGAACCCCATCACAGGCGCAGAAACGGCCCCGGAACAGGTTATTTATTGCGACTGTGCAGAACCCAAGAGCGTGCACGATCTACGGGAATACGGCCTGCAGGCCCGCCCTTGCATCAAGCGCCCCGGCTGTGTAAACTACCGCATCAAGTGGCTGCAAAAAAGGACGCTTGTTGTTGACCCCAAGCGCACGCCCAACGTCTACCGCGAGTTTTCACAATACGAGTATGACGCGGACAAGGACGGCAATTTCCTGCCCAGCGTGCCAGATCGTGACAACCACACGATAGACGCAGCGGCCTATGCCTTGACCATTCTTATTTTCAATCCGAGAGAAGGAGCGTAAAATCATGCTGGAAATGCATTTGACCTGCCCGAACTGTGAAAAGACCTTTGTTGTCTATGACTGGCAGCTGTGGCGAGACAGCGAGGAAAACGAGAGCTTTCAATGCCCCTGCTGCCATACTGCCCCGGATGAAGAAGCCTGCTATCGGCTGAAGGATGGTTTTTTGGAGCTGTGCGATGTTGACAGGCATTGGAACCACGACAAAGAGAGTGCACCGTTGCCGCCTGAAAAACAGAGCTGGCACATCGAGGTAAAACCGGGCTGATAACACACCGAAAAGCAAAAGTGTGGTAAATACTGTGGTATAAGTAAAGAAAAGCACCTAGATTTCAACGAATCTAGGTGCTTTTTACTGGTGGAGGCGATGGGAGTCGAACAATAAAAAATGATTGAGTGGCGTCAAAAACATATCTGCAACGCGCCTAAACACTTGCTAAAAATGTAGTGGGGTTGGTTTGTAACCCATGTATTTTGCTACGTTTACAAAAAAGAGTGTTACCAAAACTGTTACCAGAGTCAGGCCTGTGCCTTTTTGAATGCCGCGGTGGTAGCGGCAGCAAGATCTTCCCTCTGACCGTCAAGCTCGTGCCGATACACTCCGGCAGTGTCCATGTTCTTGCTATGGCCCACGAGCATCTTCAGCTGGCTGTCAGTCAGGACGCTGGATTCAACACTGACAAAGGTGTGCCGCAGCTCGTAAAGTGAAACTTTCGGCTCAAGCCCGTTTGCTTCCTGATAGGATTCCCAGCGGCGATAGAGCGCGTGTTCTGACGGGATCTGAAACAGCGGGGTATTGTAGTTCAGAAGTATACCTTGAGCCTTCAGAAGCTGCACCTGTGCCTCGTATGCCTCGCGAGCTTCCTTGCCCATGTCAAAAGAGCGGATTGCGTTTTCGTTTTTTCCGGTCGTCTGTTCCCGGTGCACGTTGATGCTGCGCCGAAGGTTGACCGTGTTCCCTTTGATGTCTCCATACCATAAGCCAATCAGCTCTCCGGGACGCAGGCCGGTGGAAACGGCAAAGCGATAGGCATAGATATACTCGTCAAATACCGGCTTTCCGTAGTAGGTACGGGTATCTACGCTAAACAGCACCTTCAGAGCGGTGGGCTGAAGAATTGTGCGTTTTCCCATTCTCGCATTCTTCGGGATAGACAGATCAGGATGCAGTGTCGTGTACTTGTTCCTTCTGCACCACTTGACAAAGGCCGTTTCCGCCGCCCGAATCGTCATAAGCGTTTTGCGGCTCAATGGCTTGTCTGAAATCGGCTTGCGCTGGTTCTTCTTCTGGGATCGCTTCCGAAACGAAACGTCGATTGCCTTTTGAAGGTCGCCCTCGGTCAGCTCGTCAATGCGGATGTTCCCGCAGGTCGGCAGGATATAGCAGTCCCCGTAACGCTTGCATTGCGTAACATAGGATGTGCCACAGGTGAGCTTCAGCTCTTCCACCCACTCTGAATAAAGGGCGCTGACCTTCTTTTTTCCGTCTCTGATGCTATCATCAAGCCATGCATCCGCTTTTGCGTTTGCTTCCCGTTGTCCTGTTCGGCCCGGCGTACTGCTGTAAAAGCGCTTGCGGGTGCCGTTCTTCTGAACTGCGATGCACCAGCGCTTTTCCTTTTCGACCCAAAACGCTGTGTTCGTTCTCTTTTTCATCGTTCTGCTCCTTTCGGTTGAAATTGCAAAAGCATCAAATTTTTTGATATTTGTTGACAGCAACAACCGTTTGATGTAACATATGGTTGTGAGCAGTTGTTTTGTGAGCTTTGGCGAGGTCAACAAAACAAAAAATGGAACCATGGAGGTAACACGCAGATGCAGGATAAAACGGCTGTTCTCGGAAACACCCCGGGTGTTGAGGAGGACGAGCGATACATTGAAAAGGCGTACAGAACTCTCTCAGAGGATAACCGCAAAAAGCTGGAAGTATACGCTGCCGCGCTGCGAAGAACCCAGCTCTCACATGAAGGGACTGATTGAAACGGTTCCTTTATACATTGGCCCTTCGGCTTTGCCGAGGGGCCTTTTATTTTCCAGCCAGTTCAAATAATTCAGCGCTTGCTTCGCCAAGGGCTGTCTTTTGCCGGTCGCTCATATAAGAAAGGTAGGGTTCAAAAGCCTGATGATACTTTGCTGCCCAGTTTTCCTTTGCCTTTGATGTCTTGAGCGTCAGTATTTTGTTAGAATACTTTATCTGGGTTCGATGTATAAGTTCTTCTATTGCGCCATCCCTGAAGTCTAAATCTGTGTATTTGTTCAGCGAATCGGTGGTAGCAGCATTCACTCCGTATTTTTTACAATCTTCAAGCATCATAAGCCGACCAACGCAAAAATCGTATCTCATAAAGAACGTTGACGGTTCAGTGGTTGACGAGAGGATTCTGGCACAATCTTGAGCCTGTTTCAAAAGCTGAGGGGCTAATATCCTTGCATTCGCACGAGAGTTGACAAGATCCATTTGCCCCATCCACTCAGGATTTGGTGAGTATTTTGAACGTTCATCTTCTTCCGCTGCTTCAACAGCCATCTTGCCAATGACCTTTGTAGCCTTTTTCAACCATTTGAAAATTCCCATTGTAAACTCCCTATAAAAAAGAAAATGGAAAACAAAAAGCAGGGCTTGCGCTCAGCAAACCCCGCTCTTACAAGTGAATGATATTCTACGCCACATGGCACCCCGTCATTCCCGGAGGATAAACATAGAACGAGGATTAACTTTTGTTTTCTTTTTCAAACTGAGCTTTGAGCAGTTCGTACATATTGACCATTGGAAGCTCGATTTTTCCATGATTAAGAACCATAGAGGACATAACCTCCATTTTTGAACGGGCAATGCCATACACCGCTGCAGAGCCGTTGAACCACAATTTTGTTTCAAAATCTTCGTCAGGTACGCTCTTATCAATCATAAACTTGCCGTGTATAACCATGTGATACTTGCAGGAAGCTTCTGAGCCATCCTGCAATGAATAAACGCCGTCAAGAATGAGCCTGACATAAGCAGCCTTCTTAGAAGGATCATCAATTGGAACTTGCTCACTGATAGAAACGGAGAGCTGATGCGTTAATTCACACTGCGACACAGCATCAATGATATTATTATCAAAAGAGCATTCCGTAAGAAAGCTTCCAAGATACTGAATGTCAGCTTCAAACTGCTTTGCATCCATTGTGTGCACCTCCGGTTGGCTTTTTAGGTGTTTCAGGGAACCGAATCAACCTTGACGAAGAAAAGTCAGGCGTTTTAAAAGCTGTGTTGTTTGCAGCATCAGACTTCACATTTTCAGGTTCGGTGGACATGATTCTTTCATCGGGCTTCAAAGGGCACTGTACCGACAGCCCCAAAGCATCGGCAATGTCAATCAAAGTGTTGATGGTATAATTGCATTCTCCGCTCTCCCAGCGGGAAACAAGGCTCTGCTTTACCCCCATCTTTTCAGCAAGGTCTTTTTGTGTCCAGCCTTTCTCCATGCGGGTATCGTGAATCATCTGCTGGATTTGAATATTTATTGCGGCTTTTGCCATCTCAGCAGCGGACATGTTTTGGGTAATGGCTTTGATTAAATCAGATAAAGTTGCTCTGCAAGACATAATCAGTCCCCCTTTTTAAGTTCATTAAAGCGCTGCTTTGCAATAGGAGTATATTTGGGATAAGCGGTGTTTTGATGCCCTGCGCGCTCATGAAAAGCGGTTAGAAGGTAAACCATTTCATTCTGATAGACAAATAGAACACGTATGTTTGAACCCGGAAGTAAAAAGCGCATGGAACACAAAGGAGATTGTCCGACAAGATATTCCATGTTTGATTTTTTCTTGCGAATACAAACATCTCCATAATCCCGGAGTTTTGCAAGATTATCAGAGAGTCTTGACATGAACTGTTGCTCAATTCCGCCTCTTCTCAAAAGGAGAACAAGTTCTGGTATAAAAAGCTGGTGAATAGAAAGCATGCTGCCATATCTTTCAAAAAGATCTTCTAGCAGCATTTGAAACAATACGTCGTTCAGATTGACCACATCCTGTCTGCGGCTATACTATTATATCACTTATAAGTGATATTTACAACACTTTTATACATTTTTACACTATTATTATAGTAGGATGTCTGCGCTTTAAGGTTTCTTTTCTTCTTTTTCCTGCCCAAGCAGGAGCAGCTCTGCATATTCTCTCAGCTTCCGTATACTTTCGGCATTCAAGCCCTCCATCAGGCGGTCAACGTCTGACTGGGGGGCTTTTTCTTTTTGCTCAGGGGCAGCCGGGGCTGGTACAGGGGAAGGATCATCGGTTTCACCGTTGAGGTATGCTGCGCTGGTGTTCAACTCTGCAGCCCACACCTCAAGGATTTCGGGCCTCACCTTTTTGGTGCGCTTGAGGTTGCTGCCAGCTTTTGACGGCAGGCCAACAAGATCATAGAGGTGTGACTGCATCTTCCCCTGCTTCTTGCACAGGTCGTAAAACCTATCATACTGGAATGTTCCATAATCGTCACTTATCTGCATGTCACTGTCTGTTGCAGAAGGATCATCCGTCTTTCCAAGAAGGTAGTCAACAGACGTTCCAAGCGCTGTTGCAAGTGCAGGGAGGTACTTCACAGGGACATCTGCATCGCGGCTTGTTGCGTTTGCCAGATATCCTGAGCTTTTTCCGATAGCTTGGCTGAGGAATGAAATGGATACTCCATTCTTGTCGGCAAGATCGCGAATCCTCGAAATGTTCCCCATAAATAGCACCTCGCAATAAAAATTTAATGAAGAATAAAAAAATACGAAAAAATAATAGAAAACTATTTACAAAATAATTGTATAGTAGTATAATTGCAAATGTAAAGAGCAGATATCCTACATAAATAATACTACCATATCAGTAAAAAATCAACAAGCGAGGTACAAAACGATGAAAGACTTCAACCTGAAAATCTCCGAGATCAAGAAGGCAGAGCGGTTCGCAGCAAAGGAATCTGGCAAGACCTGCTTCATTGCAGCTATGAGCTATTCCGGCGCTGATGTGTTCGGTTGGCAGGATGTGCTCTGCGAGATGGACAGCGCCGAGAGCGGCGAGTATGTCAGCACCGTTCACCTTTGCGTTTACATGAACGACCGCCGCCGGTCTTATGTGGCCCGCGTAATGCCCACTGTTTGATGATGAAAGGATGGCTGAACATGAACGCACTTTCTATCAACATCCCTGACAACTTTGTTGCAGACTGCAATAACACCTTAGCGCGGTACTACGCCGCCCAGACCGATACCGAGCGCCGGGCGGTCCTTGACCGTCAGACTGTTGAAGGCCTGTGGTGGGCAATCAAGTTCGTCAGCAAGCTCTGCACCCCCTTCATGAGCGACAGAGAGCTGAAGCACGCAATCCGTCTCACTCACTTCCGTGGCTCTGTATGCCCGGAGTTTAAGGCTTGAAAGGGAAATCTATTGACCCGCCTGATGATGGCTGCCCGGCAGCAGCCGAAACCATTCCGGTGACGTTACTGGGATGGTCGCGGGAGCCACCGCACAACACAATAATTTTTGGAGGTACAAAATATGTCTGCAAATGTTGAAACGATGTTCTATGTCCGCGAGAAGCCTTGGCACGGTCTGGGAACGATGGTGCAGGAAGCGCCCACCAGCGCTGATGCCCTGCGTCTGGCCGGTCTGGACTGGACGGTTGAGGCCCGCGATATGTGGCTGAACGGCGGTTATGAGCCGATTCCCGGCTACAAGGCGAATGTGCGCAGCTCTGACAACAAGGTGCTGGGCGTTGTCAGCGACAAGTACCGCATTGTGCAGAACGCTGATGCATTTGCCTTCACGGATGCCCTGATTGGTGGCGATGTCCACTACGAGACAGCGGGCAGCCTGCTTGACGGCAAGAAGATCTGGCTGCTGGCAAAGCTGCCCGATTCCGAAATCTGCGGAGATAAGACAGAGCCTTATGTCTGCTTCTCCAACACACATGACGGCTCCGGCGCTGTCCGCGTCTGCATGACCCCTGTTCGGGTGGTCTGCAATAACACCCTGAACCTCGCCCTGAACACGGCACAGCGGGCGTGGAGCGTGCGCCATGTGGGCGATATCAGCACCAAGCTGGTGGAAGCGCAGCAGTGCCTTGAGATGGCCGGAAAGTACATGGACGCTCTGGCTGAGCGGGCAGATCAGATGGCAAACACCACCGTATCTGACGAGCGCCTGCGGAAGATCCTTGACGAGCTGTTCCCTGAAGCGGATGACATGAGCAACATCCAGAAGCGCCATGTGCAGGAGATGAAGGACGGCTACATGGTCTGTGTGATGGCCCCCGACCTTGCAAAGTTCCGCAATACCGCATGGGGCGCGGTGAACGCCATGAGCGATTTTGTTACCCACAGCGCTCCTCACCGTAACACGAAGAACTATCAGGCCAACAACTGGAACAACGTCATGGGCGGTCACTGGCTGATCGATGCAATGACAAAGGCTGTTGCCCGGTAAATCAAAAGGCTGTGCTATCTGGCCTTACGGGCGCTTTTATGAACACACAAAAGTATTACGCATGGTATACCGTTTGGGACAGAAAAACGGGGCGGCTGCTATGCAGTGGTCGCCCGGCAGACTGTGCAAAAGCCCTCGGCTTTGCAAGCAAAAAATCATTCTGGGCCAGCATCAGGCACAGCCAAAAGCGCGGGCACCAGCGGAAATACGAAGTTCTGCGCGAGGAAATCAGAAAATCGGAGGTTGATTGAAAATGACAAGACGTGATGAAATTGACGCAGAAATCAGGAATCAGGCCGTGCGCCTGTATTCGCGCTGCACCGCCCTGTTTGAGCTGCCGACAATGGTTTACTGGCAAATCATGCAGGATAACACCCTTCGGCACAAGCCGTACAGGGTCAGTGAGGAACACTGCAAGAAGATCATCCTTGCAATGCCGGAGTTTGATTAAGGAGTGAAAACTATGAATGAAAAAGAACACCAGAGAGCTGCCGATGTAGAAGAAGCCCGTGCAAAGCTTCTTGAATGCTTTCCCGGCAGTTTCATCCGTGATTCTGACGATGTAGGGTACGAGTTTATTGCTCACCCGCGCACAAACCAGTCTTTCATCTTAGAGGATTGTCATTACGTTGAAGATATCGAAGCAAAGGTGTTGGAATGGCTTTCACGGGCAGCATTCAAAACCGCACCGTATTCGCAGGAGTGGCGAAACCGGCGCTTCCACGAATTTATGCTTTCGGGGGTCAATGCTTTTCTTGACACCGATTTCTCGGAAGAAGATATGGATCTGATCTATACCTATATGGGCAACGAAATAAGACACGGTCTCACCATGGCCTTTATCGACCACGACATGAGCATGAAGTGGCTGAGAGAGCATATCCCAACTGAAAGGACATCATGCACTACTCTTGAAGATGCTGAAGACGCTTTGGTTATCACCGCAACACCCACGAAAGAATGACCATCCGGCACCGGCTGAAAGGCTGGTGCTTAATTTTTTACTCCCTATGAATAAAAATATACTGAAATAATATAAAAAACTATTTACAAAATAATTTAAAAGTAGTATAATAACTAATGTAGAGAGTACCACCAAACAAACAGGAGGACAAAAACATTGCAGGATTAACTCAAAAAAAGCGCTATAAGGTGTACGTCTACAACATGGCTGATAGGTTCTGGGACTGCTACGAGGTCAACGCCATCGACCCGGTGGATGCCCGGAACGTGGCAGTGCAGCGGTTGATCGACGAGACCGGGCACGGTCTAGACATCTACGAGCTGGCCGATGTGTGCGAAGTCAAAGAGTAAGGGAGGGCTGAACGATGGACATTTACGAGAACGCAGCTCGGGGCAGGCGCATCCGGGAAGTAGCTGATGCGGACAGCGTTAGTTATGTTGTACCCACAAGAGGTTACAACTGGTTCCGCTGGAAGGGATGCCGCCGGTCTGGCCAGTGGATTCACGGCGCGGAAGCCGAGACGCATTGCGATGCACTGCAAGTCTACTACAATGGCGCATGGCACCCGGTCGTTGCTTTTTCTCACGGTTATATTGGCCTGGCGGCTGACTACACCGTGGCTGGCGTGAAGATGTTTAAGGAGAAGGAAACGCTGAAGCCTTGCCCTTTCTGCGGGCAGGAGCATACGACCATCACTGAATCTAATACTGAGGGCATTCGGATTAGATGTCCGAAATGCAATATCACATTTACCCGCGATTTTTATGAACATCGCGGGGAATTGGGCAGGCAACGAACTATTGAAGCGTGGAATACTCGCCCTGAATAACCCCACCTGATGATGACCTCCGGCAATGGTCGAAACCATTTTCGTCACGCCACGAAAATGGTCGTGGGAGCCACCCACAGAAAGGAGAACCGATATCGTGACCAAATATTACACCACTCAGGAGACCGCCAAAGCGCTTGGCGTTTGCTATTCGCGGGTCTTACAGCTTCGGAAGCAGGGTCTTCTGGATGCCTACTCTCACGGCGAGAAGGGCAGCAAGAGCAAGTTTTACTTCCGCGTTGAGGACGTTGAGCGCTACAAGCAGAGCCGGGACAACCCGGAGCAGCCGCCTTTGAGAAAGGTCAGCACAAGGGAGACCGACTGATGAACGGGCGCAACAAATACTGGCGGGAAGCCCGCTGGGACAAGAACCAGCCTGAACGGCTGGCACACATCAAAGAAAAGAGGTCAAAAAAGCATGATGAAGGTCGTACAGGGAACGTTTCAGCAGATTCCGTATTGGAAGCTGCGGGGCCGGTTTCACAGCTGCGGGTTCCGGGATCAGGAGATTGCAAATGCAATCGGCATCGGAACTGACACAATGAGCAAGCGGATGAACGGGAAGCAGCCTTGGACAAGCACTGAGATCGCAGAAATTTGCAAGACGCTTGATATCCCGCAGGATGAAATCGGGGAGCTGTTCTTCCCTACTGTTGAGAAAGGAGAATCCGCATGAGAATCAAATCTGGCGTTTGGTACTGGCTGGCAATGGGGAGCTTTGCGACGGGCCTGCTGTACAGCATGGGCCTCGAGGGCACTTGTCAGACCGGCGGCACCATTTCGGACGGTGCGTTCATTACGGCTATGGTGCTGATCCTGCTGGCAATCTTCTTCATGCTGCAGGGCTTTGCAGCCGAAGCGCGTGAGAAGCGGCCCCGCAAGATTCACCAGCCGCAGGCCAATACCGTGAAGAGCGGCAGGAAGGCGGGCTGAACATGGCAGTCAACAACAATATGATCTATACACGTATCTGTGTTGACTGCGGGAAGGTGATGCGCAATGTGGGGCCGCCGCGCGGAGCGGTGCCCGGAGTGCCGCGCTGTACATATCAGGGTGAAAGCTCTCGAAGCGAGCTACCGGGAGCGCACAGAGCAACTTATCCGCCAGCAGGAAGAGCGGGCAGAGGCAATCCATCAGGGCCTTGTGGATGACAACGAGCGTTTCACGGCAAGCGCCGGAACCTACGGCAAAGGCCGCATCAAAGAGATTATGGCCGCACAAAAGAAAAAGCAGCCCGCTGGTGTTGGCGCACCGGCAGGCTGCAAGGGTTGATGGATTTTACAGGTCACATCAATCCGAAGATAACACATTTTCGGAGGTTTTACAAGATGGAAAAAAATTATGTTGAGATTCAGGGCCGCTTTTCGAGTGACGGCAAGTTTATGGACGGCAAGTACGTCCCCGGCATCGTTGACGAGCTGCTTGACAGCGTTTCGGGTGCATTCAACGACACTACCGGTCTGCACCGCCTGCGCGTCACGGTCGAGGTTGAAGATCTGGGCGCGGATGTCAAGTTCGGAAAGCCCGCAAGCGAAACGCAGCACTCCCCTGCTCCGCAGCGTTTGACCGTTGGAAAGTTGATTCCCGCACCAGACATCTCCCCTACCGCCATTGACCCGGCACCGGAGGTGGCAGTATGAACCCGATGTATGATCTCGCCCTTGACGGCTACGGCCCGGCACTTGAGCCGCCGGATGATTACTATTTCCTGCCGCGAGGGGCAGAACAGACCGAAGATCAGGAGGATGAAGAGTAATGGAAAGCACAAGCATTTACGCCGCTCTGGCCGCTGTGCAGAGCGAACTCAAGGCCCCTAAAGGGCAGATGAACACCTTCGGCGGGTACAGATATCGTTCCTGTGAGGACATTTTGGAAGCAGTGAAGCCTATTCTCAAGGCTCATGACCTGCTGCTTACGCTCTCCGATGAACCGAAGGTTCTTGAGGGGTGGCACTACATCGAAGCCACTGCAAAATTGGAATCTCTGGATGGTGGCTGCATTTCCGTGAAGGCATACGCAAGAGAGCCGGAGCAAAAAACCAAGATGGACGCTGCACAGGTGACGGGAACATCTAGCAGCTACGCCCGCAAGTATGCCCTGAACGGCCTGTTCTGCATCGACGATACCAAGGATGCCGACACGGACGAGTATCATGCGGCAGAAGGTCGAAACCCCGCAGGTGTGAACAAGCCGCAGAAGCAGCCTGCTCCGAAGCGTGAAGCTCCTGCTCCGAAGCAGCAGCCCGCACAGGAACAGCCCTTTATCTGCGCCTGCTGCGGCAAACCACTTCAGCCGGTGACCTATAAGGGCCGCACCGTTGAACCAGCAGAGACCGCCGCAAGCACCAAGAAGAAGTTTGGTCGCGTCCTGTGCTGGACGTGTGCCAAGAAACAGCCGAAGGAGGGCTGATCTATGCTGAACATGATCGCAATTATGGGCCGCCTGACCCACACCCCGGAACTCCGCACCACCACAAGCGGCAAGGAAGTCTGCTCTTTTGATATCGCCTGCGAACGCAGCTATTCTGCAAATGGCCAGCGCGAGACGGATTTCTTGCCCTGCGTTGCATGGGGCAAAACGGCACAGTTCGTGTCCCAGTATTTCGACAAGGGCAGCATGATCGCCGTCAATGGCAGCTTGCAGACCCGGAAATATCAGGACAAGCAGGGCAACAACCGCACTGCCTATGAGATTCAGGTGCGTGAGGTCAGCTTTTGCGGCTCGAAAGCCCCTGACAGCACGTCTACGCGGGGTTTTGATGAACAGACGGAAAGTTATGCCAGCGAAGCTAGAAACGCTCAGAGCGCCCAGCAGGCGGCTGAGACCGGCACGGACGATTTTGCCGTTATCGACGATGATGAAGATTTGCCGTTCTGAGCGGCAGAAATGAGGGAGAGAAAAATGACAGCAAAAAGAAATATTATGCCGGAAGAGGTGCGCAATGCAAAGCTTCTTCTTAGTAAGGGCCTGTCAGATGCAGAGGTCGCAGCCATTATCGGTCGTTCCGTGTCGGCAGTTGTCAATATCCGCAACGGTGCATACGACTTCATGCTTGAGGATGTACCGAATGATACCCCGGATGATAGCCGGGTTTACATCCTGCTGAAATCTATCGACAGCCGCCTGTACCGGCAGAACGAGGACATGAAGAAGGCCATTGACCAGCTGGTGGGCCTGAACAGTGCCCTTGTTGAGCTTCAGAACGAGATCAATGTGTGCAGCTCCTGCATGACGGCAATGCTGGATGCCCTGAACGAACTCAAGAGCAAGAACAGCCCGCAGGCTGAACCGGAAGCCACCCCTACGAAGTATCCGGGCAAGGATTTTGCGAACTGGGGAGAGGTTATTCGCCGTGTTGAGGTCTACGGTGACAAGTTCATTGCTGACAACCTGCGCGGAACCAAGGCCAGTCTGGACGGCGTTACGCTGTATCTGGCCTGCACCCCCAGCACGAAAAAGTTCCTCAAAAGCAGTGCTGTTGCGATTCCCCGCATCAAACAGCAGTGCCGGAACGTTATCGGCTATGGGGTCGAGGTTAAGATCATTGACCTGTAAAAACCCAAGAAAACCCATCGGTTTTTACAAAAACCATTGGGTTTTCAAAAACGGAAAGGAGGTGGTTTGTGGTGGACGATATCGAAATGGCTCGCCCGAAAGGGCTGCTGATCCTGTTCACATCGTTCAAGTTACTGGACATTCTGCCCGATGCAGAGTTCCGTCATGTCGTGAACGCTATGCGGGCCTATGTGGAAACCGGGAGCGAACCGGAAGGCCTTGAGCCTATCGAGCAGGTGGCATTTGAATCTCAGCGGGAAGCGCTTGACGGAAATATTGAAACGTACAGGCGTTCTATTTTAGCGAATAGACAAAATGGTCGAAAAGGCGGCAGGCCTAGAAAAGCCGCTGAAACCGATTGGATTGCAGAAGAACCCATAAAAACCCGTGGGTTTTCCGAGAAACCCACGGAAACCGATAGCCCCCTAAAATTAAAAACTAATAATTACTCAGATACTAAAGTATCTGAGAGTAGTAGCGCTGAAGCGCTGCCCCCTACCCCCAAAAGCAGGTTTTCACCGCCGGATGTTGAAACGGTGAAAAGTTACTTTGCGGAGAAGGGTGGCACAGAAGGGCAGGCTATTCGGTTCCATGCCTACTACGAGTCCAACGGCTGGAAGGTGGGCCGGAATCCCATGAAGAACTGGAAGGCTGCAGCATCCGGGTGGATATCCCGTGATAGGGATGAAGCAAAAAAGGCGAATGCCCCGCGCAACCGGGCGTTCATGGCAAGCCGCCCGGCAGAGGAAGCCGAAAATGCAAAGAATTTTCTGGCAGACGCAGCCCGGCGAAGGCCATTAAAAAAGCAATAGCCGGTACACACGCGCTCAGACCGGCATACGCGGCCCTCTGAGCATGGTTTTAGGGTAAACCGGCAAAGTTATACCACAAAACGCAAAACGCCGTTCAGGGCCGTTTCTCGTGCTCTGAACGAATGGAGGTAAAAAGCACTATGAACCTGTATGAGATCAACTCGCAGATTTTGGACTGCATCGATCAGGAGACCGGCGAAGTTATGGACATCGACCGGCTGGAAGAGCTGAACATGGCAAAGGCCGAGAAGGTTGACAACATCGCCTGTTGGGTAAAGAACCTCGAAGCTGATGTTGTGGCCTTTGAAGCACAGGAAAAGGCTTTTGCTGACCGCAAGGCGGCCGCAAAGCGCAAGATCGACAGTCTCAAGCACTATCTGACCGATGCTCTGGGTGGGCAGAACTTCAGCAGTGACCGGTGCGCGGTGAGCTTTCGCCGCAGTAAGGCCGTCTGCGTGCTGGATGAAGCTGCCGTCCCTGCCGAGTACATGACCGAGATGACCACCCGCACACCCAACAAGACGGCCATTGCGGCCCTGCTCAAGACCGGCACGGCAGTGCCCGGCTGTGAGCTGGTTGAGCGTGTGAACCCGTCCGTGAAGTGAGGGGGGGAAGGATCGCAGGCCGATATCACCGCTGCCCCCCGTGAAGCTGCAAGGTTGCTGGCGAGCGAACTGACAAGGAGGGAGATTGAAAAATGAGTGAATTTATCGACCGTGAAAAAGCCATTGCAAACATCAAAGCGGCATATTGCTGTGGCTGCGAACATTACAACGGCGTAAGATGCCGCGCGTGTCAGATTATGGACGCAATGGATGTGCTGGAAGATGAACCGGCAGTCGTCCCGGATGCCCAGCGCTGGCGCAAGACCGCAGAAGAGCCGCCGACAGAAAATGATGCTGCATACGGAAAGGTCATCGCATTTTATCGTTGGGCAAAGGCAGCACAGGCCGCAAAGTGGGATTTTGTGGCAGGTGCACCGGATACTTTTCCTCTTTGGATGCCGATGCCTGAACTTCCGAAGGAGAACTTATGACATTAGGATTCGCAATGTTTGTCGCAACATTTATGGTTGCTGTTGTTGCAGCTATTATGGCAGTCTGCTATGCGCTTGTCTGGCTGCTGCGCGATCACCCCATAGCTCTTGCAGCAACTACCGCTTTTATGATTTGGATGCTTGCTGTGGCTCTGATCTACAAAGTAGGAGGTGCGCCGTGATTGAAGTCGAACAGCTTTCACTTTTCACGATGCTGTCCCCTGTTCCGCCTGCCGTAGCGGTCTGCTGCATGGATGGAAGCCGGGTTGATGCTGCACCTGCAGAAAGCTGGATGCAGCGGCTTGTGCAGGGCGGTGAGTATGTCGTTCAGGTCGCTAGTCATCCGATGGTGCTCAGACCGGCAGATGGCACGGCAGACGACGTTCCGGCAGGACACTGGTATTATCACTACACCATCGGAGAACGCCTGTTCTCGGGCGTGTTTGTGGGAAGAGAGAGGGTGAGGACATGAGCAAGGAAAATATGGGACGGAATGCTGAGCACTATGCAGACCCGACACCGACCGCAGCCATGCGCAACATCTGCCGGGACGAGTACCAGAAGGAAGCCGCCCGGCTTGACAGAATCGGAGACATCGTTCCCCTGCTGCGCCAGATGGCCGGTATCGCAGGGTTCGAGATCATAGGCCGCATCCCGCTGAGGGACAAGGCCACCGGAAAGGAGTACAGGTAATGGAAAGAGCTGAAACGATTATCGCCGCCTGTCGCGATACGATGTTGACCACATTGGAAAAGATCGGCGGCCAGAGCCTTATTTGCTCGTGGACCCGTCAGGACGGCTCCGTCGTGAAGCTGGCGCTGGAAATCAGAACGAGCGATCAGACCACGATCGGAGACGCTATCCGTGACATGGATGACGAAGAAATGGCCCGGAAGCTGGTTCCGGCGGTTCTGGCCTTGTGCGACGACGGCGCGCCGTCCGAAGATACCGTCCGCGACTGGCTGGAACGCCCGCAAAGCGATCTCAAGGTCTGAAATACAAACACAGTTACATAAACCGCTGCTGATTATACAAGTAGCGGCACGGAGGATGAATACATGTCACAGCATTACAAGATTGACTGCGACAAGGTGGAGGACCGGAAAGCGCTGGTCGTCGTCCTGTCGATGAACGGCTACACCGTCCGCGTGGGAAAGGAAAAGCGCAGCGGCAAATCTACTTTGACCTATTTTGTGGAGTATTGGAGGGGCGACGATGAATGATCAAGCGAAATCTAACCCTGAAACCGACACTATGAGTCCGGAGGACATGGCCCATTATTTGATGGATTTTTGCCATTGCCATTTGGCGGCTGGAAATGGCTGCCCGGGGTGCCCGTTCGATAAGCCGACCAGTAACGATGGCGATGGAGAATGCCGTCTCGGTGTTCCTTCCGACTGGGACTTTTGAGGAGGAGAAGTGAAGCATGAAAACCGAAAAGAGAATGATCTGCTTTATCGTGTCAGCAGCATTGCTAATTGTGACGCTGTGGTTTACATCCTGTAGTTCGACATCTGCTGATGCTGAAACTAAAACTGAAGCTGAAACTGCTGACCACCCCTGCTACCATGTCACGGTCTACTCCCCTGCAATTGAAAAAGTTGGCTATGCCGGTAGGCGTAAGCCGAAGTACACCATTACCGTGGAGGACTTTGGCGAGCTGTTGCCTGACCCAAAGCTATCTGCTGAGCGTGAGTATCAGCTCCTGCAAATCCCTCTGGAAGATGGCCGCTTTGAACTGGTGTCTACCTCGCTGGTAGAAATCGAGTATTACTGAGAGGAGGCGCGAGCGTGAAAGCTGTGTTGTTGAGCATCCAGCCGGTATGGTGCAGCAAGATCGTCCTGAAAGAAAAGACCGTGGAGGTACGCAAGACGAAGCCGGAGGGCGTGAAGCCTCCATTCAAGTGCTACATCTACTGCACGAAAGAACAGTCGAAGATGGGGTGGCTGCGAATCGTCCCCGGCAGAGGCTGGCAGCGGTTGGATGGTACGGTCATTGGCGAGTTCGTCTGCGACAAGATTTGGGAGCTTGCACCGATATGCCGCGCCCCGGATGATGTCGAAGAAATGGCTTGCATGGACAGAGACCGCATTGTCCGCTACCTGAACAAGTGTCACGGCTGGGCGTGGCATATCTCCGACCTGAAGATTTATGACCAGCCGCGCGAGCTGCGGGTATTCACAGGCTTGCAGAGTACACGGTTCGGTATGCGGCCTGTGGAGATCACTCGCCCGCCCCAGAGCTGGCGCTATGTGGAGGAATTGAGCAATGAATAACCGAAGAACGGCGGCCAGTATTCGCCGCAGCTATACCGGTGCAAGAAGCCGCGCAGAGGGCGAAGGCTTTGAGCACATCATTGACAATGCCTGCGCCTATTACAGATCCATCGGCCTTGCAGACATCGAAAAGACCCCAGAACCTATGCGTCCGATCGGAAGCCCAGACCGTGCTGGCCGGTTCCTTGCCTGCTACACGAAACAGGCCCAGCCGGACTACAAGGGCATTCTCAAAGGCGGCAGGGCCATCAATTTTGAAGCGAAGCACACAGATAGCGATCGAATGACCTTTGACCGCGTATTGACTGCACAAGCGCTTCGTTTGAGCCGCACAGAAGCCCTCGGCGGCATTGCCTTTGTCCTCTGTTCTTTCAGCGGCAGATGCTTCTACCGCGTTCCGTGGGCCGTTTGGCGCGACATGAAGAGCCTGTTTGGCCGAAAGTACATAATCCCTGCGGATTTGGCAGAGTACCGCGTCCCGTTCGCAGCGCCCGGAGTGTTGCTATTTTTGGAGGGAGTAAAGGAGAAAAAAGATGATCTTCACATGTGCACCTGAAAATGAAAAGCGAGACGGTGTAGACTACCGCGATGTCAAGGCATGGTTTCAACAGTGCAGGGACTACAAGATAGACGTGGATAGGCAACTTGAACGTATTCACAGGATCTATGGCAGTGCTACAAAGATTACGCAGAACCTTTCCGGTATGCCTACTGCGTCAGGAAACGGAGACAAAATCGGTAATGCTGCTGTGGATATCATTGAGGAGCAGACGCGGTACCGGGAGATGGTGAAGCGGCTGACAGCGTTGCAGAACGAGGCAACAAAGCGGGCATATTGCCTTGTCGTTGCCACAGAGTGCGCAAATGCGATCGTAGATTTTTACGTTAATGGAAAAACGCAGGATCAGATTGCCGATGAAACCGGGGTTTCCGGTGTTGATATTGTCCGGAAGCGTATTAACCGGGGTTGCAAAGCTCTTGCAGAGATCTGGCTAGACTTCAGCACTGTATGAATTGTACAAATTGCATAGAAAAACACCGTTTATTTTGTGATGTTCCGGCACTCCCGAAACGGGGTGCAGTAAGGTAAAATCAGTACAAGCGGAACCGCGCACAGCGGAGCGCCGCTTCTACGCAGTCTCCGAAACGAACCTCCATGATAATTTCCTCCTTTTGGCTTTGCAGGCATTTTTCTCTCTTCCGTTTCGCGGACTGCTTCTATGCGATACACTGAAACAAAGGCAGCCTGCCGCTCATGAGAGACAGGAGGCGGTTCGATTCCGCCGTATCGCACCGTATGGCGCATGAACCAGACAACCCGAAAGGCCGCACGTGCAACCTCCCGTGCCAAGAAAAGGCCTTAGAATCCTTGCCAAGGTGTAGCTTTCCTGACAGGATGTGCGCCAACCAACAGCCCCGGCGGAGAACCGGAGCTGTTTTTATATGGCCGCCTGAGCGCAGTTTGGAGCGCGGCGCGTGTGTGTAGACACGGCTGGTTCGATTCCAAGGGCGGCTTTTTACTCTGGTAGCTCAATTGGCAGAGCGATGGTCTCCAAAACCGTAGGTTGCAGGTTCAAGGCCTGCCCAGAGCGCCATGCAATGTACAGTCGGGGGACGGCTGTGCAAAGCATAGCGGGGCATCTGGCCGCGAAAGTTCCAGATGCAGCGGCACCCGCCCGTTTTACGCCTGTCCGTCAAACTGAATGCATGGGTGCTGCTTATATGCCGTCATAGCTCAATTGGCAGAGCGCCGCCCATTTAAGGCGGGACAACGTTGGTGACACCACGGGAACATCACTGCACAGCCAACCACTGCGCACATCCATTCCATGGGTGCTGGTTCAAATCCAGCTGGCGGCACATTCGATATTTTGACCGTTCGGATTTCCGGACGGCTTTTTATTTGGAGAAAAAAGATGATTCAGAAAGAACTGCTGAAAATGCCGGTCTCAGATCTGGTGCCGTATGAGAACAACCCGCGCGTGATCTCCCCTGCAGCTGTAGACGCTTGCGCTGAGAGCATCAAGCAGTGCAGCGCACTTGATCCCATCGAGGTTGACGAAAACAACGTCATTCTCAGCGGTCACACCCGCCGCCTTGCGTTGATGCAGCTCAATGTGGACATGGCCGACGTGGTGCGCTACACCGGCCTGACGGAAGAGCAGAAACAGAAATACCGCCTGCTGGCGAACAAGACCGGCGAAATGACCGGCTGGGATTTCTCCAAGCTGGAACGGGAGCTGCTTGAAGTCGATTTTGGCGACTTCGACTTTGATTTTGACATTCCGCAGGACGATGATGCCGGCGTATCCTACATTGACAGCCTTATGGAGGACGGTTTCACAAAGGCTTCGGAAAAGAAAGAATTTTCCGTGACCTTCACGTTCCCCGTTGAGTGCGAGGAAGAAATCAAGGGATACATCAGCGAGAACACGAAGGAGCCGCTTGAAAAAGCCATCTTGAACTGTATTCGCGGCGTTATGGAGGATGAAGATGCCTAACTGCGGGTCGCAATGCTGGTTGTGCGATATGCCTATCCGTTTCGACACCTACAAGGGATGCACGCACGGCTGCAAATACTGCTTTGTGCAGCGGAACGGAAAGTATGACATCAGCAAGGTGCAGAAAGGTGAAGGCGTGAAAGCCCTCATGAGCTAGATTCAGGGAAAGCGAACGTCTGAGACCAACTGGTGTGACTGGAATATTCCGTTGCACTGGGGGGGGCGTGAGCGACCCTTTCCAGCCTTGTGAGCGCTATTACCGCATGAGCTACAACGCTCTGCGCGTCTTTGCTGAAACCAAATACCCCTTTGTTGTTTCGACAAAGGGAAGGATCATCGCAGAGCCTGAATATCTCGAACTGCTGAAGAAGTGCAACTGCGTTGTGCAGATCAGCATGGTGTGCAGCAGCTATGACAAGCTCGAAGAAGGCGCACCATCGTTTGAAGAACGTCTGGAAATTGCGAGAAAGGTTGCTCCGAGTGTGAAGCGCCTGATCGTCAGGATTCAGCCGTACATGCATGAGGTATACGGAGAAGTTTACGAAAACCTTGAAAAGTTCAAGGCAGCTGGTGC